AAGTAGCTGAAATTTTGAACCAAACATCATCGAAGTACGAGATGCCTGTCTGCACATTTAACCGAGATTTTCGAGCTGGGAAGCTCAAGAACGACTGCCGCAACGGGGACAAATGTAAGTTCTCACACGCGTTAGTAGACAACCCTGAAATTTTAGCACCCCCCTCTTTGTTACCTGCAAAGAGTTTGTATGTAAAGAGAAACACGCATTCAGTTGCCTCCCTGTATTTTGATTGTCCAGTCAAGATTTGTAAAGAGGAACCCGGCAACAGTCCCAGAGAGGACGCTGCGCGTATTCTGAACATACCCTACATAGTCGAACCTATGGCCGATAAGCGCACTCACACCAACATGGTTGGTCATGAGGTCGATGGCCAGGTGGTAAGACCGTACACCACAACCAAGGCCTTGGGTACAGGGCTTAGACACGTTGAGGGCCTATTCCCTGAGTTGACCACCATCAAAGTGGTCGACTTGTGGGGTAGTGGCAGAACCGTGTCCACCGTGGAGCACTTGAACCGTGAAGCGAAGAAGCGCTTCGGTGTCAAGCACGACATGGTGGACATCAAAGTCCACACCGCCGTATTAGATGGTAAAGATCTTCTGCGAGCTGGTATGAACGGAACTGTCAGCGCGAACAACGAGGATGTGATGAATTACATCGATAGGGAGAAACCACACTTATTGTTCATACAGGATGTTCAACAGTTTGGAAGTACCTCCCGAAACAACCTATTTGATTATGTCATTAAAGGCAACTGTCCTTTAGTCATGACATTCCACAGAGAAGTTGGTGAGATGGGATTTAAGGGTATGGGAGGATTTTGGCTTAAACAAGGTGAATGTATCACCGTGTGGCCATCTCTTACCGAGAGACCGTATTTCGATACGGAGGATTTTGGATGGTGTTTTAGCACCAACTCAGTAGAGTATAGAGGCGTTCATTTCACATGGAGTGTGGAGAACATAGTCTCAAATGTATTTTTCTTACTGTTAACAGTGAGGAAGATGCCTTTTGAGCAAAGAGCCGAGTTTCCAGACCCCTTCGTAGTGAAAGACTTTCCAAAAACCAATTCTAAGGTTTATGACCCATTTGCTTCGACATGGTGGGATCAGTGGACCGAAGTGCATGACAATGTACGTAAGTGTGTATACGAGCCTATATCCGTAAAAACATGCCAAACGTACATATCTAGCACACCTAAGTCCATGACCGACCATGCCATTTTGGGACACGTGACCAAGCTCTTCGAGGCTGAACCACGTTTCCTAATCTTAGCAGCTAGGGCACCGGATGCGTACCATGAGCTGATAACTTACACAGCTGTGGACGCAAGGAAGAAGTTGGTACAGGCCCAGTTGAACTATACAGATCACCTGAGGACCGACGCGAGTCGAGTAGCTAGGATTATCGATAACTTTAGGAACAGTCATTTAGTTAATGCCGCACTGAACCCCTTATTCAGGTTTGGTTTTCGCAACTTTTGGATGGCCATTACTGCCAGTTTTTACTGGTTGTTAATGGTCGCATATTATGTTTGCAAGACCACCCAGACAAGGACAGTTTATGTTGTTAAGCAACTAATCCAGTTATGGTTTCCTGGATCGCAGTTTCTGGAGCGTGTTTTCACCTCCAGAGATTACGTTTTGACCGTTCCGCCCGCAGAGTTCAGTGATTCTCTGTATTCCAAGTCTAGCGTCGACTTTTTAGGTGTATACCAAGGTGTGTATAAATGGGGAATATTACAGCTTCCCGTAAGATACCACGTGCAGACACCAGCCCCTTTTAAATTGAGGGGAGTCGACGAAGCGGGAATATCCGTAATAAAGGACAAGCACATAATTAAGCAAGGCTTACCAGACTATGACTCGTTCTCATGCTTAAAAGCTGAGACACGGTTTAGTGTTTGTTGTGGGCCATCACCGGTGCCTTTCCATTTTAATGCGGATTCCCCAGGAGGTCGTATAGGTATGATTAGGGCTTTGTTAACTCCAGTTAATGTGTCACAAGATAAGGACATATTTGAGGAAGCGACGCCTGAAGACCACGCTAAGGGTTGGAGCACCCTTTACTCATGGCCATTAATACCTGACCGTTTTGCTAGAGTGGATGAACCACGATTGGAAGTGACATATGAAGATAGAGTAGCTTGGTGTGAGTCTAAAGATAAGAAGGCTTTATACTTAGCTGCTCTCAATAATGTTGCCGAAGATCCAGAAAGAGTAACAAAGGCCGAATACTTGACTGTTAGTTTGAAGAGCAAAACTAACGAAGCACTCCTCAAAGACAAAGAGAGGATCATAGTCAATGTATCACCCGAGGTGGCTGTTATGACAGCACCTGAGGTTGAATTAGCTACGGCACGAGCGAAAATCTGGTGGTCAGCATCAGAGATGGAACTGAACCATATAACAGTAAATAAATACCGCCTGTTTCATATTTGGGGGAGTGGAACCACCCCAGAAGAACGAGGTCATGTTGCTTCCAAATTTACTACAATCGGCCCGAATTGCATCGGAGTTATGGATTGTGGAGACGACATGGTAGGCGTAATAAATATCCAAGGTCACAGGATTTTCTGTGAGGGAGATGCAAGCAACTGGGATCACTCTCAGACCGAAGCGCTTGTCAACGGGGTATTTCATGGGGCACTAAGAGTTGAGTATATGTATTACGCAGCTCTAGGAATGCCACATGACACAATACAACTGCTACACAAAGTCAATAGAGCAGAGGTTAAAGTTATTAACCCCGACAACCCAAGTGAGAGCGTGAAGTTCTCATTAAGAACAGCACCCAGACGTCAATCTGGAGAGGCTGCCACCACCCTTGGTAACGGTATAGGTACCGGTCATGCATACACCGCTGTAATGCTTGAATTTGCAGAAATGATAGATGCTTCCAACGAGGAGCATACTAAAGACGAGTTGAAGAGGTTACTGACCAGCTATATGGTCAACCGCTTCAAAAAGTTAGGACACCGTCTAAAGTTTCGTGTATTTGATGGCATAGAGGAAACCACTTTCCTCAGGGGATTCTTCGTTCCGTGTAGACACGATGTGGACATTCACATAACGCATTTGTGGATGATTTCACCAGAGGTCGTGTCAAAGTTGGGTCATTGCTGTGTTGATCCCAACACCAGGAGCGAATATAAAATGTTAGTAGGCAAAAATGCACAGGAAACACGTGAAATGCGATGTTACCAGCACGTATCCGACGTGCTTTATGCATATGCCTCGTTTGCTAAGATGCCAATATTAGGCACGATGATAGATGCGGTCCCATCCTTAATGAACTTGACACATGTCGAGAGGATGGCGGCGATTAATTCATCAGATAAGTGGGATAGACCCGCGATCACCACCGTTGGATATTATGACTATGATTTTACATATGTAATGGAAAGATTAGGAATAACACCAGAGGAAGAAGCGTCTTTTGACGAAATGGTTAGTTCAACCAAGTGGAGCGCCGGATTATTTTTAGTACACCCTGTATTTAGCAAGCTCGCTGCAGTTTACGTATAACTTGCAATTAAGCGAAGACATTTGATCCGAGAAAGTAACTCGGCCCACACACC